AATAACTGGTCGTACTGCCTGCAGTGATGCTGGAATATTTACATACGATGCGTGTGCGTTAACTGAGACGTGGGCGCGACCAGCAAGGCGAGCGGAGGGGTCGTTCGCCCAGTGGTCAGCGCCGCCTACAGTAAGTGTATTACTGTGGTAGAGATGATCAAACCTTCGGAAAAGATTACGTCGTCGGTCTGCTTCAGACTGAGTTGATGACTTACGGTTAAGAATTTCAGTATATAGTTTTAGTTGATTATCATAATCTTCTGTACCCTCAAGTGCCGCACGCTTCTTAAGAGAGTCAATACTCGCCTTGTACGTATCTGACAACTTCTGTTCAAAGTATCGTGTCCTTGCACTAGCAATAGTATCTACGCCCTTTGAACCAAGTCGGTTCATTTCAAATACTTGTGGATCAGTTGTGATCTGACCAGCAACAGCCTTGCCTCCGCGAGTTAGCGCTGGATCATTTGTAAAGAGACTAGGACTCTTCTTTGCCATCAGTTCGCTCCAAAGTAATTGAATTCTGCATCAGCGACCGAATCACCTGCAGACCGTACAGCGTAACGAATAGCGACAGCAAGAGCCATGACCGCATCCGTCTCCAGTTTCCTATCATCTAGTTTATACCCCAAGAGTTGTCTCCTCAATTCCAGCCATACTCCTGTACGCGGAAACTTAATCATCTCTTTATCAATAACAGCCTTTAGGTCTGATAGTATTTCAAGTTTCTTAGCCTTAGTCCCAGAGAAGTCTACCTGCCTCAGGGGTCTAATTATACTTAGTTCTTGAGCAAACATCTTACCACCAAATCCTGTACTATCTAATATAGTAGTACAGGTAGCCCCCTGATTATACAACAAGTGGGTTTCACGAAGCATATTTACCACGTTTGTGATGGTCTGACGACCCCCCCTACGCCTAGCACGTACCCCCAACATCTTGCGTTTGTCGGTCATATTGATGGTTACCGACCATGTAGCATCCGAAGAGATACCTGGATCGCAACCTTGGACGTAGCGATTCTTATTGATGGGAGGACTCTCTTGCTCAAGATCGTTAACGAACGCCTTGTCCACCTGCTCGGACGAAAAGTAGGCTTCTCTGGCTTCAATGAAGTATCCGTCAATATTCTGCGGAACAAGATGTTCTACCTGCTGACGGATGATATTGTCAAAATTCTCCTTGGAAAGACCAAACCCAATATTGTCACGCGTAGACATGCGGTAGGAGATGAACTGGGGATCTTTGTCTGGATTGTCGGGATTCCCCATCTCCCAGAGGTCGGCATAGTCGTTGATCCCTTCGGTGGGAGTGGAGATGAAGTGGAGTTGTCCACCAGTGGAGAGTCGTCGCAAGTTGAGGACTTCTTGGTAGATGAGCATGAGGTAGGGGTCAAAGGCAGCCTCGTCAAAGGAGATGCCATGCATGTCCTTACCAAGAAGAGCCTTAGCCTTGTCTTGCGTGGTGCGGAAGTGGATACTTCCTCCGCCGACAGCCTTGTTGAATTGAACCCAAAGGTACTCCCCGCGATACTTCTTATCCAGCGAGGCGATTGGTCCCAACTCCAAGAAAAGCGGACAACCCCTCCCTTTTTGGGCAGGGTGGATCCCTTGGGTAATCATGGAGATCTCCCTAAATACGAGTTCAGCGGTCTCTTGCTGGATTCCAACATGATACCAATCATAGGGAGCGTTGATCCATCGCAACGCATCCACAGCGTCATCGGGCTTCGGAGGCTGGATCCCTAGTTTATAAAACGCTGAATGAAAGATGACAAGCGCCATTGCAAGCGTCTTTCCAGCGCGGTTGCCAGCAGACACGACAGTAGTAAGATAGCGAGGAGACCATCCGTTCTCTGATCGCTCAGAGCATCCAGAAGCCCATCGCCTCTGCCCCTCATTCATCTTTACCCCTAGGAAACGTTCTGCAAAAAATGCGGGATCTGTGCGACCCCTATGCAGATCTCCTAGTAGACTTTGACTTGGTGCTTTGATACTTGGCAAGTAATGCCTGTCCCTTTCTATAAAGTCTTGCTCGTCCAGCGTCGCTTGTCGGTACTGGTTCGCCCCACGCAGCGGCGCTTAACGCCCTCCGCGTTGGCTTTCCATTCGTTCCAACCATTGCTCCAGGCGCTCCAGGTCCAAACATCCTAGATAGGAAAGAACCTTTTCGGCGCATCTTTTCTGGAGTGTCAGCAGCGCCAGTGACACCCTTCTTAATGTTATGACCAGCCGCTCGCAGCGAGGCACGACCCTTGGCGTTGAGTCCGCCCTTAGGGTCTTTGCCAGCCGCTCGCTGCCACGCAGGAGATTTACCCACGTGGCTTTCTCGTCATCTTATTCCAAGGATCAGTTGCAACCTCTGAAACGATATTCCGCTCAATAGGTGCTTGTGTAATTCGTGGTGTGCCGTCCCGAAGTGGCGGATCCCACTTATCAATCCTTGGGTCGCGTTTAGCGACCTTTGCGGGATTTACGAGTTTTCTTGGTCCGAATACCATCTTGACTCTCCTTAAATTCAGGTAGTGGAAGCAACTTATCCACTACACAGGAAATTGCATCTGCTGCTCTTTCCGTTTCAACATCCCAAATTTTCTCAACGATTTCGTACGCCTGACTTCCAAGCGTATGCTCCAATGTGTCTACCACTCTCTCAACACTAGCATAGTGAAGATGCATAAGTTCGTGAGCCAGAATCTGCCGTTGCTTCTCTGGCTTCTCCTTAAACAGATCATTACTGACCCTGATTGTAGCCTCCCATAAATTACTGGAAGCCTCTACATCAGCCCATGAATCATCTGGCGGGAGGTCATCACTTACCTTGACCGTCCACTGCTTGAGGTTGAGGAGCGGCAGCGCATCATTAAGATATGCGCTTACCTGCTCCCTCAACGTCATGGGTTTCTCCTATCGCTTCTTCCTAAGTTCTGCTGCTACCAACTGCGCAATTGCGCTAATCGCTGCACCAGACAGACCGCCAGCAATTCGTGATCGGCGGCTTGCGCCAACCGTACCGCTTGCAAGTCGGGTTCGTGCAGTAGCGGCATCAAGGATGTCTCCAGAGGAGCGAGCCTGACGAGCCTTTCGTGCAATTGCCTTTCGGCTCTGAAGAAGTTTCTCTTCTGCTCGCGTCATGCCAGCAGCCTTGCTTGCCTTTCTTCCCATTGCTTCATACTGACCATTTCGTGGAATGCCACCCTTATTCTTTGCATGGTACTGATCATACAGTGCATCTGCAGTTGCGCGACGCTTGTTCAACTTTGTCTGCGAAACGGAAGGAAGTTTATCCCCAGCCTTCGCATAGGCGTACATCGCTGCAGCATCACGGTCAGTATTGCTGAACTTAGGTGCGCTCTTAGTCGTCAATCCCTGTGACCAAGGGTCGTCTGGGCGAAGTCTTCCTGCGAGATTGGACTCGTAGTTAGAGGTCACACTTCGGCGTGCCTGGATATCGCGCTTGCGATTGCTAATTGCACTACCAGCCTTATAACCAGCAGCAGCACCTGCGCCTACGAGCAGCGGATTAACGCTACCGTCGCTTCTTCGTGGAAGCATCTTCTTTGGACGCTTCAGTGAAATTGGTTTACGCTTTGACTTTGGCATGTTACTTCTTTCCCTTCTTCTTCAACTCTCCACTGAGCCAGCCAGTAGCAAGAGTTGCTACAACTGGAATAATACCTGCAAGCGGCTTACTGCGCGAGGAAACCATTCTTGCGCGCTGAGAAACAATTTCTCCTCGCAATGGCTTTGCGCCACGTACTTTCTTTGACGGCATTGAGTCATACTTCGCTGCAGCAACGTCTTCAATAACATGAATACCCTTATTCTTTAGGGTGCTTCGGTTTGATCCGCTCTGAACATAAGAACTTGGAATCATGACTCTTGCATTCTTTCCAATTGTAACAAGAGCCTCTGCATTAAGACGACCAGCAGTGCGACCAAATGCAATCTTCTTACCCTTGATTCGCGGCTGGTTTTTTGCAATTCTTACGAGTTCCTTTGCTACAGCAATCTTGCGACCAGCCTCGCGACCAGCAGCCTTTCGCTTTGCCTTCTCCGCCTGAATAATATCGCGCCTTCGTGTCTCAAGGCGACTCTTTCGGATAGCAATACTACGAGCCTTTGCCTTAGCAAGATTTGGACTCTTTCTACCAGCGTCTCCGCTTGCAGGTTTAGGCTTCGCAGCAACAGGTTTCTTCTTTACTACTGGCTTTCGCTTCTTAGGCTTAGTCTTTTCTGGCTTAGGCAAAGCCCAGTCCGAATTATCTCGCGCCTTGAGATCATCCTCAAGACTCCACTCGTAGCCAGGTCGCGGCTTATCTGCTGGATGCTTACGCTTCTTTGGCATATTCAATTACTCCTTGCTCAACTTCTGTTGCGCTACCTTCAATAATCATTGCACCGCCCAAAACTTGAGCGAGCATAATAGTGAGATCGCGATCAACAGACTTTTCGTTCCGTCGGTCCATGATCTCTTGAGCGCGCAACCCTTCCGCGAGGGTCGGAGTGAGCGCTCCGTCTTCAACCATTGCGTAGACCTGATTGGCTACTAGCGACGCAAGGTCGCCCTTAGCCTTAATAGTCTTCGCCTGCTTTTCCAGCACCTTCTGAGCCGCTATTCTAGCAGCCTCGTGGCGCTCCACTAGGTGGTCGCGCTTGTGCTTTCCAAGACTTACCCTACTAATATACCCCCCATTTTCCTTGAGCCAGTCCGCAATACGGATATCTGGTATACCCTCTTTCATTTTCTTGTTAATTGCCTCTACGAAGGGGCTACGGCAGGCTGCGCACTGCGTTAGAACAGGGGCTAGTTCAGCCACGCTTAATGATGACACAGCGCGTAGCAGGTGCATCTCCCTTGCTTGAAGCGATAGCCTTAAGTTCCTGCTCTGTAATAATCACAGCAAACTTCTCCTTGCCCTTGCCAGTGAATGTTGGGTCGGCAAACTGGAAGCCCTCCTCTGGAGTCCATACAGCACAGACCATATGCCCATAGGTAGCACCTGCGTGACGACCAACAAATCGTTTATGCCATGCACTGATTGCCTGAGGGGGATATCCTCGTGGAGCCTCTACATTAATAATAACTGCATGTCCACGCTTAAGTGCGTCAATGACATCCTGCCAGTCCTTAGCATAGCGAGCATCTGCTCCGAGTACCTTTACGGTCTTTGCTAGTTCAGATAGACTAGATCCGTTGTCACTAACTCCCTGTTTCTCGGTAAATCCAGTTGCTTTAGCCTTTGCTGCAATTCCCTGAGCAGCAGTAATATCTTTGCTAAGAACCCACGATGCGGCGCATGCTGCAGATGACGGTCCGCAATCATCTAGTATTCCACCTTTTTCTTCGTGGTCAAGTTGTGAACGGATAATTAATTTACTCATCTATCTTACTCAAATCAATAAGACCATTGTTAATGTTGTTAGTAAAGTCATTACAATACCATTCAACCTCTTCGGAATTGGCATATGGACCTACTTGCCATACGACAACGTTATCTTCGTCAAAGATTTTTCCAGTAAAATCTGGATATGTTTCGTATCTATACATTATACGCTCATATTGATTAAACCGTTGGTATACGAACCAGTAAATAGAATTGGGTTTGTTGCCCCTTCTGGATTTGCTACCCTGATTTGGACTCCAGCCGCCGTAGTAAATACCTTAACCCATGAGCCAGATGGGTCGCTCGTATTACTTCTCCAAATTTCTCCAATACTATTTCCAATAAACCAATGTCCACGATAGAATGTAATTCCAGAAGCGTTTGAAGTAGTTCCAGTAATAGTTTTTGATGTCCATGTTACGCCATCATTTGTTGAATATGCGTATGTTCCACTTCCCCCGCCAATCATCCATGTTGAAATAGATGATTCATAATATACTGCTCTGCATCCTTGAGTCTGTGATATCGTAGACCATGCAGACGCAGAAAGTGTAGCATTTGTACTTCTAAAAAATTCGGTAGACCCACCAGTAATAACACACGTTGGACTTGCAGCAACCGAGTGCAACTGAACCGTCATATTCTGGTTTGAACTAGTGTTTGAGGTCCACGTTGTCCCATTTGACGATAGTGTATATGTTCCATTAGTTCCAACAATAATCCATCTTCCTGCATGCGGAGCATATACTCCAGCCCGTGAACCAGAAAGAGAAGCCTCAGTTAACGATCCTCCAAGTGAAGACGCCACTTTTGGTCCAGCAGTAACTGAAGCGCTATCATTTGGATAGATATATAAACTATTAGAAATGCTTGGCACAGCATTAACAATATTTGTTCCCCATTCCATCTGGGCATCTGTATATCTAGTAGATCCACTTGCCATGTTTAATGAGTCAAATGAAATTACTCCAGCACCAATTGTCGCAAATACATGTTTTCCTCCAGCATACATGGCATTGCCAGTACTCGTTTGCCCAGCAATAGCAGTATTATGGATAACCCAACGAACTCCAGGACCAGTGTGCGATGCGGTAGTTCCTGGAATCATGCGAGAGCAAGATCTCCCACTGCTACCCAAACACCAGGAGTAACATTTGCTGCTGTTCTCTTAATGACTGTAGCCGAAGACCACTGCGTTCTTAAATATAAACCAGTAGAGGTGTTTACAGTAACGCTACTTCCAACGATTTGTGTTTTTCCAGCACCAGTCTGCAGAATATGAATTTGCGTACCTGCAGCGAGACTGTTTAATGCAGTACCAAATGTTACGGTATTTGCTGCGGCGTTATTCATTTCAATTAACTTATTGTCATCAGTTGTTGCAACTGTATAAGACGTTCCAGTTTGTGCATTTTGAGTTAAAGCACTACTTGATGCAGCAACCGTAATTGTTCCACCAAGTGATACCGAAGTACCATTAATGGTAATTGCTGAGTTGGTAAGATCGGAGTTTGCAAGTGTTGAAACAGAACTTAGTACACCACCAGCACTGGTCTTGACAACTCCAGCCGTTGTGAGCGGCGTAGTGACAGTTCCAGTAAACGTTGGTGATGCCGCCGTTGCATACACTGCGTGCGTATGTGCTGTCGCAGAATACGTGCTTGCGGCAGCAGTCTCGGTTAGATACTGGGTATGAGGATCTGCAGCGGCAACGTGTGTTGAGATTGCTGATGATGCAGTTCCTGCAGGATCGTAGACTCCAGAGTGATCATGCGAAGACGAGGCAATCCCTGCGGTTGCAAGAGATTCCTTCTTCCACATACTGCTCGTAGTATCCCACTGAATAATATCTCCGTCTGATGGGCTGCCAACGCTCACGTCGTGCAACTCATTAAGTTCGTATCCATTCTGAACCTTTACAAGGATCTTACCAGTGCTTGCGTTTGCCTTAGTTACAATACCGAGGTATACGCCGTGTGCTGGCTCTGGAGGTGGACTTCCGTACCACTTCTGTCCAGAAGTTGTTGATAGCCACACAGAGTCTCCATCTTGAACTGTGTACGATGGAGAAACTGCTAGTTGCGCTACACTCACTGTTGATGTATCAATATTTTCAATAAGCCCATTTGTAATAACTTGTACATCAGTCTGGTTTGCTGATGCATTTGAGTTTAGAAGTCCAAGTGTCTTGCTAGACGTTACTTCTGTGTCAGCATCTGCATACGAAACAATCGGATTATTTCCATTGACGCTTGAGATATATACAACTTCACCCTTAGTTTTTGGGGTTGCGTCGTTTTTTACATACTCAAGGAGGATGGTCGCTGTTCCAGCGCCAGAGTGGACGTGATCGCCAGCGGCGACTGTTCCAGTTGTCGTGCCAACACTTACGCCAATGTTTGCGCTCGTACTAGTTCCGCTATTTGTAATTGGAGCAGTGACGGCAATAACGCCGCTTGGTCCCTGCGCACCTGTAGCCCCAGTTGATCCTGTGGCTCCTGTAGCACCAGTGGCTCCAGTTGCACCTGTTGGACCAGCAGGACCAACAATAGGACCAGCATCAATCCACGATGAAACGCTCCAAACGTAGAGATGTCCATCTGCAGTTACAATGTAGGCATCTGCATCTACGTTTCCAGTTGATGGCAAATTGGCTATAGTAGCAACAGTACCAAGGATACTAAGTCCCTCTCCCTGTGGACCCTGAGGTCCAGTATCTCCAGTGTCGCCCTTATCTCCCTTGTCGCCCTTAGCGCCAGTCGCACCAGTCGCACCAGTTGCACCAGTTGCACCAGTTGCACCAGTTGCACCAGCAGGACCCTGTGGACCAGTAGGACCTTGTGGACCAGGCGCTCCGTCCTCACCGTCAGCGCCACCAAATGCACCTACGAGAACCCACGATCCAGCAGTCTTCTCGTAATAGTTATTGCTAAGTGTGTCAATGTAGAAGTCATGATTTTTGCCAAGCGTGTTGCTGGGTACGCCTTCGCCTGTGAGCCACTCCGTACCGAGGTATGGATGTGTATGTCCGACGAGCGACACTGCATCACCGTCTTGCGTCAGCGCCCCAACAACGTTAAGGTCGCCGTCCGTCTGCAACTTGTTTACGTCTGATCGGTAAAGTTCAACATCGTAGTTTGGAGTATTGCCAAACCCAATTCCGTCTTGGATATAGAGATCCTTCATGTGCAAATCGGCGAATGCTCCGTCTGGAGTGCGAAGTTCTGCGTACGCAGTTGTTACTACCTTGGCATGATCTCCAGTTGCAGTGACGCGATATGAAGCCTCGCTACCAGCGTTCTTGGCTACAAAGTAATTGGCGGTAACATCATCGGCAACCTCAACGTTGCTGTCAATAAGAAGTGGACCAGTCATTGTATCGCCAGCGGTTGCAACATATCCCTCATGGTCATGTGTCATATCGCCATGCGTATGGAAAGCCTCAGTGATCTCAAAGCCCTCAACGACGTTCGTAAACTCTGCTGTGAGTTCGTCTACAAGGTAGTCGTTAACATAGAACTCAGTAAGAGCATCGCCAACCCAGACGTTGCCATTCCACTTAATATTTACTGGTACTGATGCACGCCACTTAGCCATTAACGCCTACCCTTCTTACTTTCTTCTAGTTGCGACAAAATGTAGTTCGCTCCAAACGATGTTGCAAGCCCCATGATTCCGCCAGCCTTTGCCAACTTAATGACATTCTTTGTCGGCTTGAGCGACTTCGCAAGCAAGCGAGCATTCGTCTTGCTGCCAGCCGCCTTGAGCGCATTAAGGTGCAGCGTCTCAATCTTGCTTAGTTTACCAGATACTGGAGCCTTTGGTGTTCTTGCCTTTGACACGCGTACTTTTCCTGCGGCTTCAGCATCCTTAACAATTCCCTTGACGGTTGGCTTCTTAAATACAGGCTCTGCCTTCTTTACGCCACCCTCAACTTCCTTCTCAAGACGCTTTGCCTGCTTGACCGATGCAGCCTTTGGCTTTTGCACTGGAGTAGGCACTTCTCCGCGAAGGGCAGCGGCACGCCGACCAGCGGCGCGTGTTTCCTTAGACCTGCTCTTTGCGCGAGCGGTATCAATCTGCTTCTTCGTTGCCTTTGGTCGTCGCGTACCTGTAATGTCCTCGCCAAGTACGTTATACTTTCGGTTACCACCAGAGACCTTTGGCTTACCAGCACTCTTTCGGATCTTTCGTTCAACTTTCTTTTGCTTACGAACGATCTTTACCCTGCCAGCAATCTTCGCAAGTTCACGAGGATCCATCCCCTTGAAGTGTGGCTGTTCTGCAAGTATGCCAACATATCCGCTCTTTGTAATATTGCGAGTCTTGAGAGCATCAACGATATACCGCTGCGCAATTTCAACATCTCGCTCAAAGTTTTGCTGTGCGCCAATTCCAGAGAGTTTCTCAAGTCCCTTTGTTTGAGTCTTGGTTCCGCCAACCTTAGCGCGTACAACTCGCGTCTTGCCAGTCTTTGGATCAACCTCTTCACCAAGGGTGACTGTCGTCTGTTCTGCCTGAACTGCTTCTTCAAGACCCTTAGCAAACTTTGCCTGCTTTTCTGCACGTGGATCAAAGATCTTGCGTCGCTGTTCAGTGCGTCCGCGAACATCTCCAATTTGTGTTTCACCCTTCTTCCTCTTTGCAACTGGCACTCGTGCGCGACCAGTCTTGCCACGTCCCTTTGTAATACGTACACGGCGGTTACCCTTGCCACCCTTGATCAACTTACCCTCGGCATCGTACTCGTTGCCCTTACCAAACTCCTTACGGATATTGAGTGATCGTCCAACAATCGCCTTTACCCCACCCTCAACAGCGGATCCAAACGCAGAAGAGATTGCAGCAATTGCGGCAGCACCCTGACGCGAGTTAGCAACTCGTTCAGTTACAATATGTTGTCGCACCATCTGGTCAATGACTCCAGGGATAAGATCCTGTGGAACTTTTGACTTCTTAAGTGCAGCAATGTTGAGTTTTACCTTCTCGTCAATTGGAAGTGTTGACCAATTTGGCGTACCCTTCTTAAGCGCTCGGAAGATGTCGCGCTGTAGTGCGTTGCCAGAATCAAATGCAAGTTGCGCAGGACTCATGCCACGCGTCGTATTCATACGAGGGGTAAGTTTAGCGCGCTTCTGCTTCTTTGGCTTGCCCTTTGGAGTTGCCTTTACCTTTGATTCTGATTTCGGAGCGGATTGGGCAGTGTCGGAGATGACGCGATCTCGTGGAACTTGGAATGTGCGACCATCTTCAGTAGTGAATGCAACATTATCTCCACTTGTCGTCAGTTGAGTATAGGAGACATCAATACGCTTTGGCTGTTCGCCTTCAAGAACAGGCTTGGACCAATAGGAAATCTGTCCTCCGCTGCTATTCTTCTTGGTCTTTGTTACTGCCATGACGCTTCTCCTTCTTTTCTCCTACAAGTTTCTTCTTTTTAGGAATCTTCTGGAACTTTATCGTATCTTCGTCCCATTCAATACCTGGATCATACCAGATTTTGGGGCTATTCTTCGGCTTTGATTGCATATTGTTCAATATCCTGATATTGGGTCAGGAATAGTTGCCTAATCTCCGCGTCAGTTAGCGGATTTTCAGCAGTAAGTGAGGTAGTTATACGCTCATTGAGGGGTGGAAGCATGCGGGTCTGCGCCTTAATTGACTCTGGATCTTTAGAAACCCCAGCAATCCACATGGTCTTTTCAAACCAGTCAGTAAATGCTCCGTAGTCAAATAAGAATACGCGGACTGTCTGTTTCTTTCCACCAGTAACAACTTCTTGCGTCGCTGTTGTTGGAGATAGGAAGAATCCCTGAGCAAGTACTGCCTTTACTTCTTCAGTCCTAGGACCAAATGTCTTATAGGTAATCATTGGTCCTTCATTTGTAAGCCATTCTTGCGCACCCATCTCCATTCGCAGTTGCTGCTTCTGCTCTGGAGTGCGGACCTTAGCATTATCCCATCCAAATGTCCTGATCATATCTGAAATTGGCGTTGCTCGGTATAGGGCATCTCCAAAGTTTTGACCGTATACAGATGTATAGTATGCCCCAGCGTACCTCGCAGTCGTACCAGCGGCTCCTAATACGCCAACTGGTACTTCTACTGGACCAATAGGAGTTGATTCTACTCCCCTTGCTGATGCTTCCGCAACTGACATTTCAATATCGGTTCCTGGATTTGTATTTGGCTGTCCGCTTGTGATGGCATCAAGAATAATTGGAAGAGCAAAAAATGCAATTCCCATTGCGATCCATCCAGCAGGACCAGCCCCGACCAATGGGGCAAGGAAGGATGCTGCTCCTCGTTGAACAATTCCCATTGCTGCAGTATCCACGAGACCGCCAATAGTCTGAGCAACAGCAGAGCCAGAAAGATCTCGTGCTAGATCTTCTGGTGATGCATACTTCAACTTTAGTGTTGGATCTGCTTCCCACATAGCGCGAGCGTCATCCTCAGAGGATGCAATGGCACTGATTGTGCCTCCAATAAGAATTGCGTTATTTACTGCCATGAATGCTGCTCCGCCCCATCCAGCCTTTGTCGTTGGCAACCTAAACCGTCCTGGCTTCTTAAGTTCAGTAGCCTTTCCTTCAATTGTTAGTCCCTGTTCTCCAACTGGGACAACTGCACGAGTTCTACTTACTCCTGCAGTTGCAGCCTGCGCTGCGGCTGCTGCTGGGTTTGCTGCTCCACGTGGTTTGCGTGCTGGCAGCGGCTTAAGTGCTGGGGCAGCCTTAGGTGTGGCTACACGCGATTTCTTTGCTGGGGGGTTCTTTGGAAGATCCTGTCTGGTTCTAGTAACCGATGGCTTCCATCCTTGGCGTGTTGCCTGCTGAGGTGCGCTGATATTCCGCGTACTGCTCTTCGGCACGCGTGGGGCAAGTTGGGATGAGTCAGGAGTGGCGGCTCCAGACCCATACCCCTCATATGATCGGGGTTGCGATATTGGTTTTACCATTCACCTTCCGCCTTTAAGGGTCTCGTTAGTATTCTTTTTAATCCTTATATACGGATTAATGGGTCAATTATACACCATCCTTGACTACTTTTTGCTCTCGCTTAATTAAAATTTTTTTAAATTTTCTTAATATCAGGGGTAAATATACTACTGTTGGGTCATTTCAGGGGACCCTTTAAGGGTCTCTCCATGGTGATTGTGAAGGCATCTTAACTCTCCCTTCTGTGAGGGGGCTGATAACCCATACTTACAGGCTGGAAGACCCGCGTCGGGGTTATCAGAGGGGGTGTTCAGTGCGGAGGTACGGTGTACCGCCGCACGCACACGCACGCACAAAGCCGCCGAGGGACCCGCCCCAGCAAAATTCGGGTCTATTCCACACGCACGACCGATCAATTGTGCAAACCGTCCCACACGCAGGGAGGTTGTGTTATACCCCCCTCTTTTCCCACACGCACGTATGACACGCACGACGTGACACGCAGGACGCGAGCGTCATGACGTGGGTGTCAACGCGTTCTGTCAACTTTGTTGACAGATGCAGACCGACCCCTTAACTTGTTGTCTCATGGTTGGCGGTAGCCTTGCCCAAAGCATAGTGCCGCTCTCCCATCGGCAGCCTAGCCGCCCTAGGCAACGGATGACACGGAGGTACGGAACATGGCAGGAATCAAGAAGATCGTCGTAGACGATCTGCAGCGACAGGTTGCTGAACTCAAGGCAGCCTTGGCAGCACAGACAGGGACACGCACACAGGCTTCGGCAAAGCCGAAGAAGAAGTCTGCTAAGAAGCCTACGGCTTCGGCATTTGTCAAGGCTGCATCGGCTACGCCGATCAAGTCTGGCAAGGGCAAGGCTTACACCATCACCCTTGGTGATGTTGTACTGAATTGCAACGAGCAGACACGGGGAATTATCAAGACGACGGCTACCCTTGGTAGCCAGACTCGCCACTTGGTATTCCGACCAAGCACCAACTCTGCTATGCAGAGTGGGGCTTATATCGCTTCGGTTCTCCGAGGCAAGGGACTCTTTGCTTAAGCAAAGAGCAAGCAAGCGTCATGACCCAGCCCCTTATGGGGCTGGGCATGCGCACAATTGGAGGTTAGGGATATGCATTACATTGATTGCCCAATTAGCGAGGGCAAGGATTGTACCTGTAGGAATTGCCAACACTATTCTTATAGAATAGTGAGGGACGAGGATGGCAGGAGAATTGTCTGGCTATGCTTTGATTGCGAAGCAACAATTTGGAGGGAGATTGATTATGTATGAGCAGATCCACACAAATGGAGCAACCACCACTTTCGCGAGGGTCTATGAATTGAAGCGTCCCGAAGGGACGGTCTGGATCTTTGAGAAGATGGCAGCGGATATTGTCAATAGCGAATGTGAAACATTCGGTATTGAGGAGTTTGAACTGCAGTATTATGCAGAGGAGCGGCTGCAGCAGGCAATTAAGGAGGGCGTATGATTTGGCTTGAGGATATTGTTGAAGCAATTGGCAAGGTGTTCGTACTAGTAGGCTTTGCCTACCTATTTGCCCATGTAGTTGTATGGGTGTTTGGAATTGGGAGGTAGCATGAAGGTGCAACTTGAATGGATTGACGGACAAGAGCAGGAATTGTACGAGAAATTGTACGAGGACGCAATTACTACCAACAAGGGGTATCGGAAGTTTGATTTGCATGGGCTATGCAATATCCTTGGCTACTGTGATTGTGCCGAGGCAAGTAAGCCAGAAAGGGAAGGTCTATTGGATTGTGAGTAGGCAAATCGGCATCAGCGCAACGGATCGCAATCAACCAGTGGTTGAATGTTTCCGCTGCAAGAAGGAAGCCAATTGGTTGGGCGTGGAATTCACGCACACACAAACAGACAAGGAGGTGGAATTTGTAGAAGCGTACTGCGATAATTGTGGGCATCACGACACCCACGTAGGGAATTGCTGCCACCTAGGAAGAGAGCAGCGCAAGAAGAGGTAAATTATGTACCGCATGTACACAATTAAGGTGAACGAGCATGGTGTTCAGTTTCAATTAATGGATCTTAATATATCAAAGCATGACTTTGATATGGAGGATCAGATCGCATTCTATGCACAAGTTGTGCATGACCTGCGGCTGCGTTGCGACAATTGGGATGGGTGTCCAGACAGGGAGAACTTTGACAGGGAGTATTGCACCTTGGCTATGGACAGGACAATTGAGCAGCGCGCAAGAATGGTTGAGGAATTGATCAAAGATTGGGTCAAGTCCAATAGCGTATGGCAAGTCTCGCTCAAGTATGGCGAGCAATTCAGGCAGATCACCTGCTTTGATCTGACTGGAGAAGCAATTATGCAGGTGCAAATTGAGGAGGAACGATGAGGGAATACGGCAATTATCGTATGCTCATGAACAAGTACAACCAATTGTCCAAGTACATGCGTAAGGTACGCAATTGGATGGAGGTGTACCAGAATAGAGCGCTCGCAATTGACGCAGGGTGGAGTGATATTGTTGAGATTGAACAATATTACACGACGCTTGAGATGCGTAAGATCTCGCACGATCTTGCGGAACTTGATCCGCAAGGGGTATTGCGACGCAAATATGAGGAGGACAACAATGGCAGCCGATGAATTGCGCATGCAACTACAGGACATCGTTGATCGGCTCGTGGAAAACCACGATCCAGAAGACGATGACAACCAGTTCCTATCAATTGATTTGGAGCGGGTTGCAAAAGTGTGGATCACCTTTGGTGGTCCCAATATCTGGATTGAATTGCGGGAATATTCCAAGTCCGTAATTCATGGTGCATGGGGTTCCGACACAGCCAAAGTATGGCTGACCGATGAGGAAGAGGCAAGCGTATTGGCAGCGCTTGGCGCATCGGATATTGCGGAACTGTTGGATGGATTGGAGGCACGAGGATGAGTATTGAGCAGGATATTCTGGACGCAATTGAGGCTGGCGTAGCAGCGGGGAGGGACGCAATTCCTGAACCAATGGTCGTCAAAGATACACAGTCCGATAGGAATTGGTACGTGTCCGAGGGTCCATGCGGATTTGCATGGGTAGAATTCAAGGGCAATACCAAGTTTGCTCGTGCTGTCAAGAGGATCTTTGAGGGCAAGGATCGCAATGGGTTGGTGTCATATGGCAACGCCTACCCTACAGGCAAGCAACTCTGGATCACAGCGTTCGGTCAATCATATGATCGGAAGTCTGCTATGGCAGGTGCTATCGCTAGAGTATTGCGTGAGCGTGGGTACGCTGACGTATGGGCAGGCGGGAGGTTGGACTGATGAGTTGGCACACAGACAATTGCGACATATGCAATATGGACTTCGGTCCATTCGGGATGATCATTTGTCCTGAGTGCATGAAGTCATATTGCAATGAGTGCAATTCAACAGGGCATGATTGTGAGGTGCAAGATGATGAGTAAGATGAAGGAGTCGGTTGACTTCTGGCTTGACAATCATGGGTCGCTTGGGATTCTCCGCCCATATTCGGAGCGAGCAAAGGAGTGGATGGATGAGCGCAAGTTAGAGAACACATTCGGGCAGGACAATTACCTGTTCGGATTTGGTGGTATGGTAATTGAACCAAGGTACTTCAACGCAATTGTTGAAGCGCTGACAGACGAGGGATACCTCGTCGGATAGGAGGACATATGAGCAGCAACTATTTCTATAGCGATTACAGCGACATGAACGATATCGCATCAGCAATTGATGACGCTATGTCAGCGTTGCGTGAGGCGGAATCAGTGGTCAGCAACTTTGAGGATGTGGATATTGATGATATCGTATCCGAGAAAGTTGGCGACCAGATTGAGGAAGTGCGCGACCAGTACAAGGAATTGTACGAGTCCGCGTTCGCCGCAACTAACTCCGTCGTTAAAAACACTGAGGATGAGATTGACACTAACGTGGCAATTAAACTCTTCAATGTAATTACTTGGCTGTTTGATAACGCAAGCAGCGACCCATATCGCAGCAAGTACCACGTCCTGTCTGGTATTGAGCAGACGCTACGTGAGTACAAGGACAAGCGATTTGAAGAGTTGCAGGCAGCAGAGGCAGCGAAGTCTGCCCCTGATACGGCAGCGTACTAATGGTAATCGCGCTGCTATTGGCAGCGCTGAGTGGCATCGTCCCTCCCCCTATTGCGGGGGAGGGACGCGCTACTTGGTATGACGCAACACGGAATAACGCTTGGTATACCAGAGGCGGCAACCGTATGTACGGAGCCGTTGGTAATTGGAGATGGGGAGACACGCCGTATGACGTGATCGTAACTAATATCCAGAATGGCAAGCGAGTACGAGTCGTCATCACCGACTATTGCGAGGCTTGCGACGAGGGTAGAAACCTGATAGACTTATCGCCAGAGGCGTTCAAGAAGTTGGGCTACCCCCTATTAAGAGGAGTCATGTGGGTACGAATTACGTACCCAAATAGAAAGGACGTATATGAAAAAGTTTCTTGTAAGTGTCAAGGTTCCTTCGGTCAGCACCTCTATTTGTGTTACCGCTAATGACGAACGCGAAGCGCAAGTCATAGCAGATTCAGTAATTGCAAATGCAGATCCTAATCTGTATGAGGGATTGCTTGATTCCTTTTACGATGAGTACGCAGACGTAGAGGAAATCATGGAGGACGACAACAATTGGGGCGAGAAGATGCCCAAGTTCAAGGCTGCATATAGCAGTGATGGTTCCATCATTGGCTATGAGGAAGAGATTGTAGACAAGTCTTGACGCGGGGCGATCAAGCCTATACAATTGGGGCAACAGTGGTGATGATCGCCTTGCTGTTGTACCTGCAGATATGTACAGGATAGGAGGACATATGACGTTTGATCCATTAGCATACACATACCAAGGACAATACTATTGCACCACCTGCGGTGAGGCGCTGCCTGACGACGGTGAATTGCAGCCAGTATTTGGATACCATTGGAGCGAGATGGCTGAAGCCAACCCGCATGGTGAGTTGTGTACTGAATGCAACACCGTTCTAATTGAGGGATGGTGTGAGGCGGCAGACGCAGGCAATATAGGCAATGGCTTCTGTGGCGATTGCGATTTGAGTGGACGCGTAAGTCTGGAGGATCAGTATGAAGATCAATAGTATTACTCTCACGAACGAGGACGCTGCCGACATTGTACACTGTGCAGTTGAGGGCGGCACTAACTATTGGGCAGAGGTACGCAATTACAATTGGAAGGACTGGTACGAGAAGGATCCGCTACGATCAACGCCTCGCTATGATGGCGAGCGTATCAAGTTGGATCTACCAGAGGACTATGTATTTGTAGAGATGCGTGAGGATGACGAGCAGGTAGAACCAGAGAGGGCTATCAACTCGTGGGTTCCAATTACGCGTAAGAATTTGGAGAAGGGTGTGATCTATCTTATTGAGAACATGCCGCACCTAATTCATGGCGTATCAAATCGTGGCGAAGGAGACATTGAGTTTGACTTTGATGGCACGTCATGCGACGTGATTATCCAGTACGCAATGTTTGAGGAGGTCATCTATGGATGAGACGAAGTATATCAACGACGAGATGATTAAGCCACTGATCGGGTGGACTGTTGTCGGTGGCGTAATTGACAACAACGTCACGAAGGGATGGGGACAGGCGTTCCCTATCCTGATACTTGAGCGAGAAGGCAAGCGTGTCTACGCCACAATTACGGCGGACGACGAATGGAATGAAGGCGGGAGGATCATGATTGATGCGGACTAAGAAGGTGGGAATTGCCTACCTTCCTGTGCTGTTGTCGCTCACATTTGAGGGCGACCCACTGGATGACACGAAGATGGCGGCTAAAGAAATAATGCTGTCAGTCTTTGAAGAGTTGCAGGGAATGCAGTATGAGGTCGGGAATGCGACGTTTGAATTCTATACACTAGACTGGTTGCCTGGTTCTTACATGGATCAGGTGCAAGAATTTGAAGTGGAGGATGATGTTGACGACGAAACTACGGAAGAAACTGAAGAGCCAAGTTAGTCAAATGTCTGAGATGTTCGCGATAAGTATTGCGGAATGCTCAGTACATGGCGAAGGCAATCGGGAATGCGAATGCGGTACGCTTGCGTACCATTACGACTATCTCGTGAATGCATTACGCGCTACGGATGCACTACCTGTAGGCAAGAGTGGCAAGCAGTATTCGCGCAGACGTAAGTATCGCCCGATCCATGCAGCCCCACACTTTGCGAAGCCTGGGCTTGTCCAACAGGCGGACGAGTCCTACTTGAAGGCGCTTGACTTAGGTCATGATGTTGAGGTAATCTGGGATGACTCATGTTGTGCTGCGATGTACTGCAGTGAATGCGACACATGGGGATTCACGATGTATGATTACCTTGATGACCCAGAGGGAGCCGTTGAGGAAGGAGAAATGTATCTGAAAGAATGTGGATCTTAGTATATAATATTAGATCTATATATAATAGAAAGAGGACGTATGAATCAAACACCACCGAGGTACGAACAGGCTGAGGAATCCGTTATTGGCAGTGTCCTGATTGATCAGGAATGCGTAGATGATTGCATCTCCGTACTCACTTCCGATGACTTCTCCAAGCCAGAGCATGCCAAGATCTGGCGTGCTATTGAAGCGCTGCACAAGCGTAGTGCAGCAATAGATATCGTCACCGTTAACGAGGAATGTGGCGGCGACATGGGCAGCGCACTGTCTCTCCTAATTGAGAAGACACCTACGTCTGCCAACGTCGCAACATACGTCAAGATGGTGGACGAAGCGTCAGTCAACCGCACGATCATCAAGACCGCTGCCAAGATTGCAGAGATCGGGTATCAGAACATGACACCTGACGAGGCGATCAATGCTGCGGAGCAGGCGATCATGCGCATCCGCAATGCGAAGGCGACGAATTCGTTTGCAAGTATGCAGACGCTTGTCAACAACGCATTGACCAAGGGTGAGGATGCTGCTGTTAAGGCAGGCATCAAGCCACTGGATGACTTGACTGGGGGCTGGCACAACTCTGACCTGATCATTGTTGCAGCACGTCCAAGCGTAGGTAAGACGGCACTCGCCGTCAACCTTGCGGTTGAGGCTGCGCTATGGCAGAAGAAGAGCGTGGCAATCTTCTCACTAGAAATGTCAGGCGAGCAGATTACTTCTCGCATGTTGGCAGACGAAGCGAAGATTGACATGAAGCGTATCAAGTCGGGCGACCTCACCATTGAGGAGCGTGCCAACCTGACCGCTGCTGCCGACCGTATTGCCAAGGCAAGGATTTGGATTGACGACTCAGCGTCGTTGACACCATTGGATATCCGCTCTCGCTGCCGTAAGTTGCGGCGTGACGTAGGTCTGGACATGGTGATCATTGATTACCTGCAGTTGTTGCAATCCAATCGTCAGTCGCATGATGCTAACCGCGTGATGGAAACGTCGGACATTAGCCGTAGCCTTAAGGCTGTGGCTCGTGAGTTCCACGTGCCTGTCATTGCGCTGTCGCAACTCAGTCGTCAGTCTGAGTATCGTGAGGGTGGCGAGCCTCGGCTCTCCGACCTGCGAGACAGCGGCTCTATTGAGCAGGATGCGGATATCGTACTTATGCTATGGCGACCGAAGACTTCTGAGGAAGAGACGTACTTTGATACGGTCAACTTCAAGGTAGCCAAGCATCGCAACGGACCTATCGGGGACTTCTCCCTGCTATTCAAGCGGGAGACAACATCATTCAGGGGGATGCATGAATAGCATCAGCGACGCAATGAACATGTCGCTGCGCAAGAAGCAGGAGGTGGGTCGCCCATCTCTTGCCTTCTGGCGTGGCTCGCTCATGGGCGGATGCCTACGAGCGCACTGGTACAATAGCACTGGCGAGGAGGGGAAACCTTTTGATGATGCCACCCTGCGTCTCTTTGAGCGTGGGCATGTCGTCTCGGATACGGTGAACAAACTCCTCGCTAGTAGCCCAGCCTTCACATCATTTGAGTCAGAGGTTCCTGTAGCAATTGAACGCTACGATTTCGCTGGCAACATTGATGCGGTGGTTCAGTGGGCAGGCACAGGACACGTGGAAATCCTTGAGTACAAGAGTGTCAGGCAGAGGGCGCTCGCCTATCTCAAGGAGGTGAAGCCTGAGCATGCGATTCAGGCGGCGCTCTACTCCAACGGTCTGACCTTGCAGCGGGTAGCCCAACACAGGATCCCCGCTCGTGTGGTATACTTCTCTGCAGACGACCTTGAGACGAGGGAGTTCCTACTAGAGGATCACTGGTACGAGAGGGCGTGGCGTGTGCTAGAAGTGGCACATAAGTTTAAGGTGGCGAACAGGATTCCACCAAGGATTCCAGGCGCTACAGAAGGACGCAAGTATCCATGTGGGTACTGCAACTATCAGGCGAAATGCCTAGGAGGACAATCATGACAGGATCACTCCATAAGAAACTGGCTGAGGTATTGACCGCAGTCGGATACATTGAGAAGGCGGGGACCAACGCTTCTCAGGGCTACAAGTATGTGATGGCTGCACAGGTAGCGGACAAGGTTCGCGACGAGTTTGCCAAGCGCAATCTCACCATGCTTCCGACAAACATTGAAGTCGTTGAGTCTGGTCTCACCCCAAGTCAGAAGCAGGTACTGACCACGCTACGAGTTACGTGGACAATCACCGATGCTGACAGCAATAGCAGCATCTCGTTCCAGTCCGTCGGCTCTGGTTCCGACAGTACGGATAAGGCTGTGTACAAGGCAATGACAGGCGCACTTAAGTATGCGCTGCTCCTTGGATTCCTAATCCCAACTGGCGATGACCCTGAGCATGAGAGCGGCGACAAGGTTGTTGCCGATGCAGCCAAGCGGATCTTTACAGAAGATCCAAAGGCAATCAGGACAGCAGAGAAGAAGGCGTTGGCATTTGATCCTAACGCCATTGAGTTCTAGGAGGTTACATGCCAGGTAAGAAGAAAAAGGTTTCACTAGTTGAAGGATATGCAGGAATGTTTGAGCGTTACAAGAACGCAAAGCAGAAGAGCAAGCACGAGAAGAGCGAGTCCAAGTCAGACATGGCTAAGGAATCTAAGCGAGAGAAGTTGCTTGCAAAGAAGAAGGGCAAAGGCAAGAAGTAATGCCAATGAAGAAGGGGTCTTCTAAGAAGACCATCTCATTCAACATTAGTCGGGAGGTCAAGCGTGGTCACCCGATTAAGCAGGCAATTGCAATGGCATTGTCTGCAGCAGGTAAGTCTAAGCCTAAGAAGGCGAAGACTAAGAAGCGAGGAGGACGGTAATGGATCGTATTGATATCTGGCTTTCAGACAAGAAGGCTCCGACCCGCAAGGTCACAAAGAACGGAACTAATGTCATGGAGTTCTATGGCTCATGGCAGACGGAAGCGTATGACGCATGGATTAGCGCTGGCAAGACTGGCGCTGCACCAGAGCGCTACGTGTATGTCAATGTCAGCGTCTTTGACGAAGGCTTGATGGCACATGTAGAAAAGGTATACGCCAAGGTCACTGGTTCTGAGACGCGAGACGCACGACCGCATGCTCACCTTGTGGGCAAGTGGCGACAGGGCGGTAGTCGCGAAGTGAATGGCAAGACATACGCTGACTTCACAGCCAACGAAGTCTCGCCACTTCTATACCATGCAAAGAGTTTCCCAAATGGGTGAGGTCATTGCGTCGCTATTTATTGGAGGTGTTGTCGGTGTTCTATTTGCGTTCGTTCATGTTCCAGTTCCAGCCCCGCCTACGGTTGCTGGAGTTGCTGGAATCCTTGGTCTTACACTGGGGTATGCGGCTATCGCGTCGTTAACTGCATAATGGATTCCCGCAAAGGACGGCTCAATCGTTCAAGAGGAATATCTTTTGAGCGAGAGATTGCGAAAGCAATCAAGGGCAGACGGACGGGAATGTATGGGGGGAAGGATGATGTAGCCAGTGATGATCTTGTCGCCCAGACGAAGGTAGGCAAGATGTTTCCAGAACGTATCTGGGACTGGCTCATCACCGTTCCTGCTAAAGCAGACCAGATCAAGAGCGTCATTATTGGTGACGCTCCTGGGGCTGGCACAAAGAGAAGGGTCATCATTGTGATGGACTTTGAGGATTTTAAAAGGAGATATCTAGATGCCACCAAAGAGGACTGAGATTGCAGAGGTATGCACCGACTGGATGTACGCATTCCGTTACGCAATCCTTGTAATCGCAGAAGCAAAAGGTCTACCAATGGAAAAGGATACCAAGGTGGACGAAGCAACAGTTGAGCAGGCGCTGCGCGTAAGCGAAGCGACGCTTGGAAAGGTACGGTTTCCATAATGGCAACCAACCCAGATAGTATTGAAGATAATCCAAACCCAATTAGGGTAGTGGTTAATAGTGTAGTGACAAAGGCACGAGGCTGGAGTCAGAGGATCTTGTTCGCAATAGCGACCGCAATCATTGCGACTGGTGCGTCACCGCTTGACGCTATTGGTGCTGCACTCATGGTTCTTGTGATCTATGAGGTGCTTAAGTGAATGTGAAGGAGTACCAAGAATTTGTGCGAGCAACAAGTGGAGCATACAGAGAACTGTCTTCGCGAGAAGGAAGAGTTGCTGCGGCTGCTCTGGGACTCGTTGGCGAGGCAGGGGAAACTAGTGAGGTCATCAAGAAGTGGCTCTTTCACAGGCATCCCTATGACGCTAATGCCTTTATCAAAGAACTCGGAGACGTACTCTGGTATGTCACAGAACTATGCAATGCGACTGGCATCGCGCTTGAAGAAGTCCTTCAGGCTAACGTTGTCAAACTAAAGGCACGCTACCCAGATGGGTGGTCTGCAACGGATAGTATTACACGCAAGGACGAAAGTGTCCAAGGTGTCTAAGTACGTCGGGAATATCCGACGTACTATTTCCAATCCATCTGAACCAACCTATAGAAAGGTCGTGGTCAAGATGCTTGAGGAACATCGCTTGCCGCGTGATATCATTGGAGCAATCCATCTAGGGATGGAGATTGCGCTTGATGCTGTTGAGGCGGAAGCGAGGAAGGAGGACTTAAATGTCCAACGCACTAACTAGGCAGATCATTGCCATGAAGGAAGAAGGTAAGTCCTATACGCAGATCGGCAAGGTTGTCGGGATGAGCAAGGACGCAGTACAAAAGGTGTATAAGCGATACCTAGAGGATGATGGCACAGCGATTACCGCAGCCAAGATCCCACCGTCAATGTCGGCGAGCAAGTCTCCAAAGGGATATGTCGGACCGACGATTGCGTTCTATGATATTGAGACAACCTACTCCGCATGGAGCAGGATCCTTTCGGTATGTATCGTAGACGGATTCGGAAACCTTGAGGTCTTCCGACTGGATGATCCTAAGTATAAGGGCAAGTCGTGGACAGACGACTCAGTTCTTGTGCGTGCTGTCAAGGAAAGCCTTGAAGGATACGACATTATTGTAGGATGGAATAGCAAGTTGTTTGACTTGCCTATCATTAACGCACGTCTCCTTGCTTCGGGGCAAGAGCCATGCGATCCGCTGATGCACATTGACCTGATGTACAAGGCGACTGGTTCGGCAGTACGTGTCGGACGGAAGTCACTTGACAACGTATCCAAGTACTTTGGCGTAGAGAATAAGAAGACTCCTCTTGACCCGCGCATCTGGGATCGCGCTGATCATGGAGACAAGGGTGCTTACGAAAGCATCATTGAACATAACATTGCAGACGTATACGTCACACGAGATGTATACGGTAAGTTGAAGCGCCTCGTGCGCAATATCCACCGAGGAGGGTGATGATGGATCAGATTCTAATCAACACGGTAATCCCAATACTGGCTACCGTTATCTCAGGCTTTGTTCTTCTGGTGGTACGCAATACCAATCAGTGGATCAAGGCTCGTACAACAGAGGAACAGTACCGCTTCATTGAGCAGGTAGTAACTACCGCAGTCAATGCAGCAGAACAGTACCTTGGCAGCGGGGAAGGGGAGCAGAAGAAGCGACTCGTCCTCACCGCCGCAACACAGGTTCTTCAGAAGCGTGGAATTGATGTTGATGCAGATCAACTAGACATTGCTATTGAAGCAGCCGTTCGTAAGGAATTCGCGAAGTAACCTGTTATACTTCGCGCTAACTGAGCCGCCAGGGTCGTCCTCCCCTGGCGGCTCCTACATTACCTTGTCGGTAATGAGGAGATAGTTAATAGAGTAGACATCTTCACAGCGATCAACGTAGCCATACTGCCACGTGTAGTACCTAAGGATTGCTTCCTTAGTTTCCCTTTTGCGCAAGCGCTTGTAGTAACGCGGCAAGCGCAGCGCCGATGCTGGTGGCGATACCTGCTTTCCACTTCGTGTCAAGTTCAGCCTTCACTTCCACCTGCCTCGTAACAGCCTGCGCGATCTCAACGTCACGAAGGCGCTCGTCAATTTTAGTGAGACGTTCCGATAGATCCTTTAGGTCCTCACGGATTTCTGAGCGAAGGTCTATGATAGCCTCCATAATAACTGATGCGCTACCCCTTGTCATACAGATACCTTGAACGACGTTCGCTGCTGTGGAGAGAAGATGAAGGAGATGTTCTCTGATCCGTCTTCATTGCCTGCCCACTCCTGACGAGTAAGTACAAACTTATCTGTTACCGATACGTTGCGGCGATTCAAATAGATCTGAATAAGATCGCCGACTTTATATCCGCTAAATGGGGTAATCTGAGTAGCAACCACCGCTAGGTTAAACTCAACTACTTGGTTCGGGTACTTATTATACAACAAATTTGCAGCAAATTGAATATCATTTCGCTCATCATCAATACGCTCAAACACTTCAATCAATCCATAGTTATCGTAGATAGGATTGTTGAGTGCGCTCTTGACACCGAAGAGCGACGTTGACGTTGTAGCCGACGTATCGTAGGAATAGTTAATGATGGATGCGCGGCTTGCGATCTTACTCGTGAACGGCTCATACCTAAAGTTATTTACGCTATCGCCATACTTTAGCCAGAACTTAGGACTTGGGATCTGCGCCTCACTGTGATGTCGGTACTGGATCCCTTGGTTTAGGTTCTTTGGGTTATCGGCAGGCAGCCCGATGTTTGGATCCTCAATGACTACTATATCTGTCGTACCAGCCATGAGGATGTCAGCAAACTCAGCAAGCGTGTCAAGATATGACTTACCGTCGCACATGATGCTGCGTTTCTCTGTTACTGTTCGCAGGGTTCCAGATGATGGATTGCTGCTGACATCTGTAGTGTTGTCCAGAATATTACGTGTAGCCTGGAATGGTTCAAACATCGTTCGGCTATATCGGTTAACGATAGCAGTCCCAGCATCTGACGTGCTTGAGAAGATTGCCTCACTTGACGTGTTGTTAATGTTATACGAAAACTGAGTTGTGCTTGGCACTCGCGTAATAAGGAACGTCCCATTGAGGAACGAGATTGCCATGTCTGATACAGTAACTACATCACCAACTACAAACGTATGCGCCGCACTTGTTGTAAGTGACACCTCAGTACCTTTGGTTGCATCGGCTACGCTAACTCTTGTTGTTACTGACTTTGTAATTGTTTGCTCTACGCCACCAGCAGCAGGCAAAAGAGAGTCGTGAATCTGATCAAGCCTAAATCCGTTGGCTGCAGTACCGTCACCAAAGGTATAGTAGCCGCCACGCATCGTCACGTCTACCGAAACAAAGAGTCGGGACAGCATTCCTAGTTTGTCAATACCATAGACGATGACCTCGTTAGGGCTGCTTGCCGTCTCAGTGACTAGTCCCTCCCCTATGATGATGAAGTAGCCAGCCTTCTCGTCCCACCGACATGCCCTCCAGAACGTCCGTAGAGGCACAATTCCGCCAATCTGAGGGTGGTTGGATGGCAACGTGAGGAAGAACTCCCCCGCGCCGTTAACCTGCTGGGAAATCCCGATCTTCTTGCCATCGTGAATAATGGCAGATGCAAGCCAGTTTCCATCGGCGCTCTTTTTTGGGGTTGGATTGAAAGATGGCGTGATGCTTGGGTTGGTATCAGCCTTATCAATTTCTAGTCCAGCCGTGACGGTATCTTGAATCTGGTAGAACTCTACCCTAAACTTGTTGCGAGCGAACGTAGATACTGATGCATAGGTAGGGTTACCACCACCTCCACCGCTAGGTGGAGGCTCAACGTTTGCAGCCTGAATCCTAAACTTGGCGATCTCTTGGCTTGCCCCACTACCATTTGTAAGACTGCTGTATGGTCCATACGTTCCTGGCAGTGTATCTGCAGTCTTAACTCTCCAGTACAAATCAACATCCTTAGGAACATTATTAAAGTCAAGAACATATGTTATTGTTCCAGTAGGACTTCCTGTAGTAACCTTTACTTCTGACCATACTGGAGATCCACTAAACGAAGAGTTATTAAATACTTCTATTGTATATTGCTGACAATAGTCACCATCTGGTTCATTAGCATCAATAAATGAGAATCGTAAATTACATTGCGTAGTTGTTGACGCACTGAATGTTTTAATTGCAGTAGTTGATCCGTACGTTCCACCATCAGTTGCAATGTCTTGGATAACTAGATTTGGTGCTGATGGTGCTTCTGGTGGTACAACGTAGTCAATAATCAAAGTAATATTGTCATAGAACGATGCCGCTGACATGTTGCTACTTGGTGTTGTTAGTGCTGGAGCATATGTACCACTTGTATCTGTACTCATGCGCATATAGAATCCAAGGTTTGTTCCAGCATTTGCAAACCAGTATTGAACAATTGAAGTAACGTCTACGGAGAAAGTATCCCCATCTCCTGTAGTGCTAGTCATAGCCACAGTCCCAGCGCCTGTCGCTGTATGGATTGATGTTGACAAGTTCCATGCGGCAGTATCATAGTCTGCAGTTGCTCGGCACACCAACATACTTCTGCTCGCTGTACAGGTCTGGTTAACCTGATCATTTGGAGTTACATCAAAGTATGTTAGATTAAGAGTTGCTGAAGTGATAGACTGCATGACGCTGAAGTCAATGTCTGTAAAGAATCCAGAGCGGCACTTTGTAGTCGTCGCTTCATCCCATCCAACTGGAAGGAAACTGTTGCTAGTAGTTGAGTTAACTGGCAGTCTTCCGCTAAATGCGTTGCTCGCAAAAGACGCAGTACGACTAGCCCTACTTGCCCGATGACCTCGGTAGTTTGTTGCGCTGATCGTATCGGTAGCCATTTAGTACCACGCCTCCCTCCACGAGATACTTGCAGTGTACCCAGTGGTAATCGGATTGTTTGAACCATCAGTACAGGTAATAGATACAGTTGAAGGCGTACCTACGGTATGGTCATCGTCTGGGTCAATAAGACCAAAAAGCGCACCAGAGTTAATAACTATATATGTTTGATTAATAGTATTTAGTACAGTGCTATCTGCCTTAGTAAACCTAGAGTCATAGACAATCTGATCATCATAGTTAATAAGGATACGGTACTTATAGGTCGCATTGTCACCAATGCTTCCTACTGGGAGGGATAGGGTAAGAGGAGTACCGTTAAGATTAATAGTAAACTTGACGATTGCAGCATTAGTTGTTGGAGTTACTCCATACGTCTTTTCAATAAGCAACTGTGCATACGCTGGCGCTGATCCGTGATTGTGGAGATTAACTGCTGTACCAGTAATTCCGACAGCGGACTCTTTGAGAGTGTCGGAGAACTTATACGGAGACTTCATGATGAAGGCAAGGATGATGCCAGTGCTATAGCCAGCCTCGTCTGATCCACTAAACATACCTGGGTTTGTCTCAACCTGTGGCATCTGTGCTGGGCGGCAAACAGAGTAGCACTCAATCTTTCCTGTAGGGAAGTTTGTTGTATCGTCGGTGATTACCGTAAACTTAAGTCGTCGGAAACCATCGCTTGACTGAAACTTCTTCGGGACAAATCGCATCATCTTTGTGATCTTTTCCAACTTGCCAGCAAGATCTTGGCGCGTAGACCCATATACGTCTACTCCAACTTGAATCAAGCGACGACCAATGTATGCATCGGCAACGTCAACGCCATCTCGTGTTGCACGTGGATCTTCGTATCCAATTGGATTTGCAGCACCAAACGCAATACTCTTTACGCGATATCCAGACAATGGCTGGTTCGGAGTAAACGTAGATGTATCTGTGATCGTATTAATATCAAGGAATACACCACTTGGTTGTTCCCAATAAATAGATGACTTAAGATCAATCATGAAATTTGACGTACCCTTCGGATGCGCGAAGCCTCCATGCGCCATCGCGTGCGAGCGGATGATGCCAAGATGGACAACTCACTGATGGTCATATCGCTTGCACCAGACGCAATCTGCCACTGCTGGAAGTCTGCGCGGTCAATCATCAAGCGCTGCAGAGCCTCTGCCTGAGCATAAATACGAACAGCGTTCTTCTCCGAGTCGCTAATATCTGCGACAGTTACGTCATCAGAAAGTAGGCTATGTCGTCGGTATCCCCAAATCTTTAGCGTTAGTCGCTCGTATGTGTTTGCACCAATCACAACTGGATAAGTTGGATACGAATAGCCAGCAGGAATATGCACCCTGCCGTTAAACCACTGCCATCCATTACCCCATCCATCGCCAGTGCTAATTGGCAGCGTCTCATAGAATCGGTTAGTAGAATCAAGTACATCTACGCGGAAGATATTCCTAAACGTCTTAGTTGGTACGAACGATAGGCTTAGTCCCATATTCTGCCCAGAAACCTGCGGGAATGTGAACTGGTAATCCTCTGTATCCTCAAGCGGGGACAAGTCGGAGATAGCGTCAATACCAGCATTAATGAGGTCATTGATCTCATCGTTGCTCCATGTCTTACCGTCTGGATCCCGAAGGTCCCTACGAATCTCTAGCCGAATATCTTCACGATTCATTCTATCTCCTATCGGATCAGGGGGCTGACCCGCCAGCCAGCCCCCATCACCTATTACCTAACTAGACCTTAGGCATCAAGGGTTGCACCAGTCTCAAGGCGAACGTATCGTGCGCCAGTGAGATCAAGCAACTTCGCGCCGAAGCGCATCTTGAAGCCAGCGAGCGCACGCTGCGCAAGTGGGTCATTGTGATCGCCACCAGGCGACACAAAGTACGCCTGAAGGGTCTGCGAATCGCCGACGGTATAAGCGTCAGGACCAAAGAAGAAGGACGAATAGACGTTAGCGTCATCCGCACCTGACTCCTCAAAGGTCTTCGCATTGGACGACACGAGGAAGCGAACGCCAGCGTAGCGCCCGATCTCGCCGTTAAGAAGCGGGGTGTTGTCCACGTACTTCGTGGAATCCATCCAGCCACCATTGGCGGTGTCAGTCAGAATGTCATACTCCTGGAACGGATGAAGAATGCAGCGGTAGAAGCCGTCAGCAAACGTAGGAACGTTTGCAGCCTTCAGCGTCGCAACCATCTTCTTAACAAGAGCGCCAGTGATCACGTCCGTCTGAGCAACCTCAGCGCGGGACGTAGCATCGCCAGCATACTTAACGTTGGAACCAGCGGCGAGAACATCCTTCACCACGATGTCCATCGTCTCAGCAGCCTGTCGCGCAATGCGCTCCGAAGCGATTGAGATGAGGTCATGCGGCGAGTCCAACTGCGCAAGGTCGGTGACCGCAATGGTCTTACCGTACTGCGTAGCGGTGAAGTAGTCGCTGCCGATTGAGAGAGCCTGAGTCTCAGGCGTTTCACCCTCTGAGAGAGGGGTCGTGTCTGGGGTCAGGTCAGCGTAGCGAGCGAAGCGGATGGTGTTCGTACCCTTCACGAAACGCCCAGGAACATAGTTCCCTGGCATCACGTGAACAAGTCGCCCACGCAGTTCTTCCTGCGCCTTAGCAAGAACAAGTTCCTGGACTAGAGCGCTGAAGCCCGTAGTCGTCGTGCTAGTAATAGCCATAATTTACTCCTTTAGTCGGCAAACGGATTGCCGAGTTTTTCAATATCCGAGATGATATCGTTAATGCCGCGCTTACCGCCTTCAGCATTTCCCTTTCTCGGATTGTTAGGTTCAATAAATACGTCCGCCTTCTCTTTAGCCGTTTCCCTGCTAAGAGCCGCCATGTACTTTTCAAACGCTGCGGCTCGCGCATCGTCAGAAAGACCTGCGGTATCAGAAAGGAACTGACTATAGTTCGGGTATGCATTGCGCAGCCGCTCCATTTTAGCAGCCTCCTTTGCATCGTTCAGTTCTTGTTCAAGCGCAGCCAGCCGATTCTGAGCCTTTTCAAACTCGGACATGTTTGCGTTCTCATTCTCTGCCTTCCACTTCTTCAAAGACTCTGCCTCCTTGCGGAGGTTATCCAGTTCTGCCTTCGCAGACGTGAGCGCTTGATCTTTACCAGCCAAACGCTTCTTCCAAGTGGTGATGTCATTCTCATCCTGAGTGGTTTCTGGAGCAGGCGCAGCAGGTGCTGCCGCCTCCACCTTCGGCGACTCAGGAACAGCCGCATTCACGACTTCGGTTTCAGCCATTTTCTTTCTCCTATTCTACCAAATCGTTTTACTCATTGCGAATAAAACGACCAAATCCCTCTAGACTACTCAGCACCCATTGCTGAACTGATTCAATCGGACCGCCCTCCATCCCTTGCACTTGATTAATAATAGACGATGCTTGACCAATTGCCCCTGGAATACCAATGCGCTTGGTCGCTCGCTCAGTAGCATAGAGTCCTGTTCCTACTCCTTCGCCAAGAGCAGCAATTGGGTCTTGAGAGTTTGCGTATGTATCAATACCCTTCTGGATACCAGTCACGATTGCTGAGTTTGCACTTACTGTAATGTCTGTTGGCAAGCCAGGAATGAGTGTCTGCGTAAGGAAGAATAGTAATGGGTTACTCTGAAGGACATCTTCTGTCATGTTGCGAGCAAGTGCCTGTCGTGCGCGATAGGCTGCAGCAAATCCAGTAAGCGGAGCAAAATCGCTCCAAGCCTTAACGCTGAATTTGCCTCCAGATGCAACCTTAAGTGCAAGGTTATATGGGCTTAGTCGGCTAACAAGACCCATTGCAGATGATGTGCGCGTTGCGTAAAGTAGACGCATGTACTCTGGCAATACCTTTCCGAACATGTATGACGTTGGGTACAGCGAGAAGAATACATGGTTCATTGTGCGTTCAGCAAACGAACGCTGTGTATTGTAGAAGTGAACACGCATTGACTCTTGCTCTATCTGCTGCTCAATGCCATCCTGAATTGTATTCCATACCGACTCTTCGCTAGTGCGCGCTTCACGAATTGCCTGCAGATGATCGGCAACCTTCTCAACATCAGCAGCGTCAAGAGCGCGCTCTCCCTTTAGCGCCTTCTCTGCAAGGATAGTAAGTTCTGGAAGCATCTCTCCGCGACGTTGTGCTACAACAAATAGGGAAGCCATCTCTGTTGCGACTGGCTGTGGAACATTCAACTTAGTCATCAACTCTTCCTTGATCAGTTTGCGTCGTGCTACAGCAACCTCAAGTTCTGCTGACATTGCGACCTTTGCCGCATCAAGATCTTGGAAAATGCTTTCAATAATCTTGTTCTTGTTTCGTGATCCATCTGATAGAGATGATGCGCGCTTAATTGCTGACTGAACAAGTGCAAGTGATTCGTCTGAGTATCCTACTGCCTTGCCACCAGCATGAACAATGCCAAGTACTTCAGCCAAGCGCACACCGCCAGCAGATGCTCCTCGTTCCTTTATATCCTTCTTTGTCTCACGCACTGCCTGAGAAAGGTTCTTAATTGGATCATCGTCAAACTGCCGACCAAAGCCAAACCCAAACGGCTTATTGCGTTCAATGAACTGTCGTGCTGTTGCGCGACCTGATCGCAACTGTGACTGCTGATGCAGGTAAAGCATGGCTGCTCCACGAGCATCTCCACCAGCATCGTCAAGCCACATCTTCCACTGTTCTGGCTGTTCTGAGAACATTCGTGGGAGATCATCTGCCAGTCTCCGAACATTGCTATCAGCGGTTAGAAGCCAGAAGTCATTTCCCTTAGAAGCCCTTACGACATCTGCCTTACGCTCAAACCACGAGCGCCCCTTCCACATGTTCTTTGCAAAGTTCTCTCCTGCACTGCCAGCATTCAAAAGTGTATCTGTTGCACTAAATCCAAAGTACTGATTAAGCATTGCCATGTCCTGAGCAAACTTCAACTCTGGTCGTTCGGCGACAGAAAGATCCTGAACAATCTTGACTGCATCAAGACGAATCTTTTTCCCATTATGCATCACGTCATAGTATCGCTGCGTTCCAAATCGGATATCCCTGTTTCCAACCTTGATCTTCCATTCTGGGAAAACACCGCGTAGTCCATTAAAGAACTTTGACTCTACGAGTTCCTGACCTTGGAAGATTGGATTTAGTTCAAACTTCAACTTAGGATATAGGTGATCTGTCCATGTAACGAGCCACTTCTTTACCGTCGCGTTAAGTACTGGTTGCGCACGCAGTGCCTGCTTAAACGCACCGCTTGCATATTGAGCAGCACCCACAACCTCAAGGTCGCCTTTTGCTGCGTAGTAAATCATATCCTCAAAGTCTCCCTTGTGTACCATTGCCCTGAACTCTTGCAGCGCATCAGCACCTCGTTGAGCGACACGATCTTCAATAAACTTCACAAACTCTACTGCATCCTTATCACCATTCCCAGATAGTGCAAGTGCAACTGTTCGTAGTGATCCTCGCTTCTCAAATGCGTAGTCCATCATGGATCGGTGAATGTCTGCGATAATGTTCATGCTCAGTGTCTTAGACGTACCGCTTGCAAGTCGGGTTGCGGCGTACTCGTTCATGCGGTCAAGGGTATTCTGCATTGTCTTAAGCGTTGATCGGTCAGAGAACATGGCATCAACAAACTTGCCCATCTTCGTACGATCCCCGATCACTACATCCATACCATCATCTGTTAGTGGAACCCAGACTGATACCTTAGGCTTAATTGCAGATCGTGATCCCTTCTGTAGCACGTCTGGCTTTGGAAGTGAAACTACTCCTTCTGGCTCAAGGATTAAGCGATAGCCAAGGCGCTCAGTATCATTAACCAACTTCTGGTACTCTGGCACATCCTCAAGCACGTTAGTAAACTTAACTGGTACTTCTTCTGCCAAGTCTGTGAGCGAGTTAATCTTATTCATAAATGAATTCATGACATTATCATCAACAGTAATTTTTCCAGTTCCTACCTGAGCAAACTCAGCAGCCATGTTGTCAAAGTCTTCAATGGCGTTTGCGATAATTGCACGCTTCTGATTAATATCATCAGTCTCTTCCAGTGCCTTAAGGATGCGCGCTTTGTCCTGCATCGTCATTGTTCGTGCGCCAACTACGCTCATCCTTCCGACCTGTGCGCGCACAAGTGGTCGGAACTTTCGGTCAACATTACGCAAGAATGCAGTTGTATCTGACATGCGTCGGAGTGCCTTAAGATTTCCAGACAGTTCCCGCGCAGCATATCCAAGATGCATAAAGTTTGCTGCGCTTACTGCTTGAATTGCAACACGTCGGCGATTTGCAGCCTTTGCTGATTCCTGAATTCCAATGGCAGCCTCGCCAAGAAGTTCATCAAACAATCGGTATGCGTCGTCGCGCCCAAGCATGAATGACAACTTCTCAGCGAAGTGGGACTTGGCTGCAAGTTCTCCCTTGTCAACAATGATTGCAGCCTGTCGTCCTTCATAGACAAGGATGTCATCAACTTCGCGATTCACAGATCGGCTATTAACAACAATGCTTTCATCCAAAGCATTAAGCAGACCGCCCTTGCCAATCTTCTCTCCGATCTCTCCAGAAACTGCGCTATCAAGTAATAACTTTCGCTCACCAGCAGCCCAGTCACTTCCCTTACCTTGTGTCATCTTAGAGTCGCGAAGATCAATTAGTCGGTCAAACTCGTCATCAATCTGCGCGTCTGTAAGAATTGCTGCACGTTCGTCTAGGGAGGTTGCGCGTCGGAATTGCTCTCGTGCTGCAGTATCTGCCTTATTTGCTGCATTATTGACAGCAGTAATGCGAGCCTCAATAGCCGACGCATTACGAGTAATAGAATTATTTACAAGATGATTTCCAGCAGCGCCACGAGTTGTGTGTGCGGCAGCAAGTGAGAGCGCATCATCAAATTGATTTCCAACTCCAGCGCTATCAGCAAACGTTGCAATCTTCCTAATGGTGCTTACACCCAGCGAAGCAATGATTGCAGAAGAAGCCTTGCCAAAGATAATCTGAGCAAGTGTCTTCCCAGCACCACCCACCTTATTCCCAATCGTTGAGTATCCCTTTCCTAAAGAACGCCAAACACGGTTCTTAATAAACGCCTCGTCGCTAGTGGTCAATGGCGTACGAGACTTAATATTTCCCATGATGTCCCGCTGCGTATATCCACCCATCTGATGCAGAATATTAGAAGCCCTTCTGGTCCTTTGCCATACCCCTCCAGCCGCTGGCATAATGACATTCATGGGGTCAGCAAAGATTGAAAGGATCAGGTCATGTGCGACTCCACCAGTAACTGCAACGCCGTCTCGGTACATTTCGTCCGCAACTTCGTCAACAGAAAATCCACCACTGTTAATCATGTTAATATACTTCTGATCAATCTTAGAGTCTGGTGTTGCAAGCGATCTTCGCAGTCTCCACTTCCCTACTTCGCTTTGCATAATTCGGTTAGGCGTGTCATAGAAATTGAACAGTGAAGAAATTCCTGTGCCAATGCCGCCAGCAATAGCACCAGGCACTCCAAGGATTCCCTCGTCCTGCTGTGGTTGAAGATTTGGATCATTGCCAAGCAGGTCAAATCCAATCTTTCTGTCCTTATACGTGCCAGCACTGGATGTCCCCGATGTCCCAAGGTCTGGTGCTGGGGCTTGATCTCCTGCGAGATCTAGTTTATCTGGATCTGGTACATAAACCATTTATAGCGAAATCTTACTTGGTGAGTTCCTAAAGAATCCACCACCGCTTTTACTTGTAGTTCCTGACAAATACCCGCCGACTCCCCATGCAGTATCTCGTGTAAAGCCAGTGCCAGTTGGGTCACGTGGAGTTGCGATTTTTGGTGGGGCAGGAGGGTTATATGGCTTTGGAGGCGGAGGAGCAGTTGGCGACGTGCCAGCGGCTGGAGCCGTTGGCAGCGTTGCCTGTGTAAGTAGATATGAACTTACTGGAGTTGTCGGAGTTGTAGCAGCCTGTGTCAGAGGAGTTGCTGGCTTTGCCTCTGGACCAGTCGTCGTGACATACCCACTTGATCCAATACTTCGTGTAGGTTCAGATGGAGTTGGCGCAACTACCCTTGGCTTCCATCCACTAATGCCAGCACCTGAGTCGCTAACACCAGCAGATGCAACCTTAACTTCCTTGGTAATTCCGCTTGTAGGATCCTTAATCTCAAGGTCATTTGTGTCAATAAGACGAAGTGTACTCTTCAAGAACTCTTCTCCATAGACACGACCAATATCAATTACGTTGCCATCGTCATCTGTGGTTGTAACCATGCGACCATACCCTGGCACGTTTGAAACAGTGTATTCACGATTCTTAAACCAGTTTCGGATCCTATCGTCGGTGGCAGATTGATCTTCGCCACCGCCAATTCCAGATCCTTTATCAGTAGTAAACTCTCCATTTCGTACTTCATAAATTGAGAGTACTCGTGTCGTCATATTACTAAATAGTGTCTGAAGATTTGCTGGTACATTAAATCTTGCTGCATCAACTCCGCCAGCAAGAAGTGACTTTAATGACTCAGCAGTATAGCCAGCGGCTGAAAGAGCCTTATTAATAGTATTCGTATCAAAGAATGCCAACGAATTACCATTATTTGTGATTTTACCAGCAATAACTTTTCCATTGACAATAGAGAAGAATCCAATCTTAGACCCCTTTGAATCATACGCTGGTACGATTTGATTAACGACATTCCTTCCGCGCTCATCCTTTGCCATAATTCCAGTCTGATCCCAACTTGGAACTTGGTACGTATTTCCGAATTCATCTTTCCACCCAGAAACCGCTGGCGGCATTGTTGTCTCGTCTCCAAGGACATTCTTGTAGGTAACTAGAGCAGATGAATCTGTCCCATCAGTCCATGCATAAATTTGCGCTGGGGAATCAATAAAGTTTCTCCACTCGGATCCATCAGTAGTATTAACTGGGAAGTTCCCACTTAACTCTCCATAGAAATCCATTCGCTCTTCGTCATAATTACCAGTAGTAAAGAACTTAGATTCAGTAATAAGATTATCGTAGATTGATGACCCGCTACCAATGCTACCTGCAATAGTATTTAGCGTAGTTCCAAATCGCTCATACGCTCGTCGGATTGCAAAGATATCTCCATTAGATGAATCAACGTCCTGCTCCAACTTTTTGCGAGCAGCATCGTACTTGTCCTCAACTGAGAACACGTCTGAATTCTGCACAAACCCAAGCATGCCTTCAGCAATATCCTTAAAGTGATTTGCCCACTCCTTCATGCCGTCTTGCTTGTTTGCATACTTCACCATACTCATGGCAGTATTGTATGCATCCTTAATGTGTCCACCCATAGACGATGTATCAAATGAGATCTTCTGACCATCTTCTCCAACGAATGATCGGTCGCCGCCATTGTTGCGTGCAATTGCATCAAGATAATCATCAAGTTCATCAATCGTTACGACACGAGAAGACATCAAATCCTTCATAGACTTGTAGCCACTAAGGTAATCGCTCTGGCTTCCCTTTAGTACCTTTGCTCCAAACTTATCAATTTGATCAAGAACTGCACCAATCTTATCGTCACCCTTCTGAACCTTTTCACCAGCAACCTTAGCCGCAGCGTTCTTTTCGTAGGTTGCAATGTTTCCCTTAGTTGTGTCCAAGTACTCAAGGATCTTTAGGTACTCATCCGTTTGTAGAACATCATACTTAGACTTTTGCATAAGATCTGCGGCAGATTCGTATGCCTTGAGCATGAGTCGCTCAGACTGAAGTTTGCCAGCATCAGTTGCATCTGATATCTTAGAAGCATCAAACTGTGCTTTCTTAATGATTGTAAATGCACGTGAGATTTCAAGGGTAGGACCGAACTCATCTGCCATATCTGGATTACCAGCAATCACACCCTCAACAAGAGAGACGATGCTATCTGAATTTGCTGCAATGTCAAAGTTAATAACCTTGCCATCTACAGTTACCGACTTACCATCCTGGTACTGAGTAAGCAAAAGGTTAACGTAATTCCTCGTCTGTGTTGCAATAGCCGCAGTAAGAGTTTCTTTCTCAGTTGCTGTGATCGTGGGGTCAGACAATACGTCCTTCATTGTCTTAATTAAAATTGCATAGTCCTTCGTTGCAGCATCTTGAGTTCCAAGAAGTGTAATTGCCTTATTTACACGTCGCGTTCGGTCTTCCTGCCGAATAAGATCAATGTATTCCTTAATGTCATTTGCCGCCTCACTACCAGCGCCAACAGTTGCAAGTAGTGCTTGCAGTTTAGCAACGGCAGTTTCTGCTGTAACAAGTGATCCTTCAAACGTAGTTTCATCACGATATGCCTGGAAGATTCTTCGGATCTTATCGGACAGGATCTGTCGGGCAAGCGAGCCAATGCTGCCGCCGAGAGTATTCCCAGTAATTACCCGACCAAATGATCCGTAAATCTCAGCCATCTATTAGATCCCTTCTGGGGCTTGCCCCATCAATTGTTCAGCGCCAAGCGCTGGACCAGTTCCATTCTGCGGTTGACCTTCTGCAGCGCCAGCAGCATTAAGGGCTTGGTCGTTCTGACCTGGAACCATCTGCTGTGCTGGATTCTGCTGTCGCATAGCATTCATTGCCTGTTCAATTCCTCCACCCTGCTGCTGTTGTCCAGCCTGCTGCATTTGCTGCATCTGCGTAATAACTTGCGTCATTGTAGCAACTGCCGCTGGGTTGAGTGTAGCATCTGTCTGCTCGTCGCGAATAATATCCTTCTCTCCATTTGGATCTTCCACGCCAACGCGATCCATTGCGCGCTCTGCGCTCCAGATGCGGTTCTGTACAAGATTGATCGCGGTGCTTGCAAGTTCCAGTGTATCTCGTGGGGTAAGTTCTGGAGGCGTAATCTCAAGTCGGTACTGACCGTCAAAGATAATCTTAACATCAGCATTCTTCTCTTCCCATACCTGAGCGCTCAACTTCCATACATTCTTGAGCCACTGGTAGAGCAACTTGCGCTTTGGGGCAATGCGCTGCTCATAGTTCGCAATGAGTGAGGCGATAGCGCGGCTTGATCCAAGCACGCCAGACGGAGCAATACCAAGGAGCAACTCGTTAAGACCAGAGATAACCGTCAACTCACGGTCAATGCGTCGGTTGTAATCTTCAATCTGCATCTGCGGAATAAACGGTTGAATCGGCTCAATGCGATTGCCAGCACCAGGAGTTGCAATGCGACCTGGCTTTGGAATTGCGTTAGCAGGTACTTCCTCTGGAGCATCCTGACCAATCAACTGGAACATCTGACCACCAACAATCTGGTGAATAAACTGCGCCTGATTGGTGATTCGCTCGTCCTTTTCGCGCAGCAACTGCTCAATGTCATAGAGTTCTGGCTTACCATATGGCGATCCTGGGATACGACTATTTGTCAGAATAATGTATGGGATCTGACCATTGTATTCTGGATGCTCTTCATCCTTAATAATCTGATTTGCAACGAATACCGCGTTGCGTACCATTGGAGCCTTGCCCTTTCCACGTGGAACTTTGTACCAGTAGTCGTATACCTCAACCTGCATTCGCTCGTAATCCGTCTGCCGTCGCATAAAGTTGCGTTCAAACGAATCTCGGAATAGTGTCGCAAGCGGGTCGCTATGCGTTGAGTTAGTCACATATGGATAGAAGACCTCGCCTTCCTTTGCAGGAATAACATCAACTCCAAACTCCTCCATTGCTGCGGTTGGAGAAATGCCATAGCAGTACAATGCCCAGTCAATGCGCGAGTAATCTGATGCACCATATCCAATCTGTAGATTCTCTGGTGACGAGATAACCTGCACTCGTGGAATTTCTGAAATTGGATCCCAATATACTTTCGCAGCGGTATCACCATAGAGAGCCTTATACAATGCAGCGTCCTCAAGAACAAGATCCATCTCTGTTTCTTCCCACCATCGGAAGAACAACTTCTCTCGTTCTGATGCTACCTGTCGGTCTTCCTTATCTGTGCCGTTAGGTACATAGTTAATAACTGGTCGTACTGCCTGCAGTGATGCTGGAATATTTACATACGATGCGTGTGCGTTAACTGAGACGTGGGCGCGACCAGCAAGGCGAGCGGAGGGGTCGTTCGCCCAGTGGTCAGCGCCGCCGACAGTAAGTGTATTACTGTGGTAGAGATGATCAAACCTTCGGAAAAGATTGCGTCGTCGGTCTGCTTCGGACTGAGTTGACGACTTACGGTTAAGAATTTCAGTATATAGTTTTAGTTGATTATCATAATCTTCTGTACCCTCAAGTGCCGCACGCTTCTTAAGAGAGTCAATACTTGCCTTGTATGTATCTGACAACTTCTGTTCAAAGTATCGTGTCCTTGCACTAGCAATAGTATCTACGCCCTTTGAACCAAGTCGGTTCATTTCAAATACTTGTGGATCAGTTGTGATCTGACCAGCAACAGCCTTGC